ATTGCTGTTGGTCATAGTGAACGCAACATTGGTAGTAGCGTTGAGGGTAGCATTGCTCATGGTAATTCGGCCCGCTGAGGCGTTAATCGTCACGCCCGTGGACTTGTCGGTCAACTGCGTAACGGTGCTTTGCGCGGCTGCCGCGTAGCCAATCTCGTCGGAAGCGTAGATGTCCACGCCGTTGATGTCAGTGCCGCTAACGGTTGTTGCGTTGACGGTATCAGCGCCTACGATGTTTTGGTCTTCGTAGGCAACGCCGATTGGCTTTGTATTGGCCATTTAAGCCCCCATCCAAGATGTTGGTATTCCGGCGGGAGAATAGGAGCGCCGGGTGCCCCTGTCAACATATTCTCGATGGGCTACCGGGAAGGCAAACGTCACCGCGATAGCGTCAGCTGCGTCGGGGCTGGCCAGCCCGCGCGACTTCATGTCCTTCTTGCTCTCTAGGAAAATGGTCCCCTTGCTGTCGGGCTTCATCACCGGTCCGGTCAGGTCGTTCTTGAGGTAGCGGTCCTGGGGGATGGCGGCGTCTTTCAGCCAGGCCCGCATCTCACCCCACATCTCAGCCCGCTTGTTGCCCCACATCATAGGGTTCTTCGACTTGTTCCCAAAGTTGACGCCCTTGATCTTGTACCGCTGCTCCTTCAGCCGGTCGACGATGCCGGCGCCTAGGCCGCCCTCGTCAACCACCACTAGCGCCGGCTTGTACGTCTCTATGGCGTCAATGACGTGGCCCACCACCGTCATGGTGTCGTCGCCCTTGTAGCGCTTGATTGCCACGATGTCGCGCCCTTGCCGGACGGCGATGACCGTGCTGTCGGACCCAAACCGGGCAGGGTCCACGCCAACAATAATGGGCGCCGACGGGTCTTTGTGCTGCTGCCGGCGCATGGCGTCGTCCACTAGGCTTGCGCCAATGAACTGATCGTCTGACGCGTTGGGAAACTGACCGTACACCTCGACGTGGGCCTGGGTGCTGTCGGGGCCGTACTCGTCAATAATCTGTTGGTAGACCTGCTTGTCCGTATGCTCGACCGTGCGCGCGTCCACGATCTTGGTGTTCCAAAAGTCCCGCTTGGAGTGGAAGCACTCGTAGAAGTAGCCGCTGTTGCGCCGCGGGTTGCTAAACGCCAGCCAAAAGCGGTGCGGCGTGTTCTCGGTAAAGAACCCCGCTGCGACCGACCAGATGCTGTCGTCAATACCGCTGGCTTCGTCGAACACCAGCAAGACCCCGGCGAAGTTGTGGACCCCGGCGTAGGCGTCGGGGTTCTCAGCCGACCACAGCCGCCCCTCGACGCCCCAGTACCGGGTGCCCATCTTGAGGTCGCGCTCGACCAGTTCCGTCAGCCACTTGGCCGGCATCAGCCGCGTAGCGCTGACCTCAAACCAGTGGCTGTTGAGCGCCATACTAAGCCACTTGGTAATTTCCGCCCAGGTGATCGACCGAAGCTGAGACTCGGAGTTAGCCGACACGATGGTGGTGCTGCCAATCCGCGTGGTCAGCATCCAGATGACCAGCCAGGACACTAACGCCGACTTGCCAATGCCGCGACCGGATGAGGTCGCCATCCTGAGCGTGTCAAAGTCCACCTTGCCGTTGTTCTGCTTCACGTGGTTGGCGATGCTTTGCAGCACTTCTCGCTGCCACCGCCGCGGCCCGTCAAAATTCTCTAGCGGCGTACCCTTCTGCCCCCACGGGAACACGAACAGCACGAACTTTAGCGGGTCGTCCTTGAGGGCCGGCGTCCACAGCCGGGTCATCAACTCCATTTCGTCGTCGGCGCTATACCGCGTGGTCTGCATGTTCTGCCTGACTGATTTGTATTACTGGCTCGGCTAGGCCCTCGATCACGCGGCGGCTGGCCTCTTGCAGCGCGGAGGTGATAGAGATGGTCTGGTTGATGTCAATCTGCACCGCCTGCTTCGCCACCCACCCATGCGCGTGTTTCAGCATGTCCAGCGCCGCCTTGGCGTCGCCGGCCAAAGCCGCGTCGCGCAGGACGCCGGCCATTTCCATCTCGCCGTCCGCCCGGCCTTTTTCCTCTGCCAAGGCGGCCAAGGGGTCAAACTCACACAACGCCCGGTATTCGCGCGGCGTCATACCCGACGCTAGCGCCAGCGTGTCACCACGCGCGCCCTTGCGCGCCGCTTGATAAATTGCGTCTAGCCGCGCCTCAGTCGCTTGCAGCCGCCGCGGCTCAAAGGGCAGGGAGTAAAACGTCATAGATTTTATATAACACGGCTTTTTGGGTTTGCAAAAAATAAAAAAGTTTTTGCAGACCCTCCGTGACCGGGACGGGGCGGGCGCGGGGCCTCCCCCCCCGGGCTCTGGCGCTGGCGCATGGTGCGGGCTTTAGGGCAGACGATATGATATAACATTGCATTAACTATCTGTTAACATATGAATACCTATTCAGATGTGCAGATGTTTAGATGGTACGTTATAACATTGCGTTAGGTGTTTGGTAATACTTTAACTGGTTGGTAATACATTAACTTGTTGTTAATCTTTTGGGTCATTTGGGTAGCGCCAAACCATTTTGCTTTTTGGCTTGAGACTGGGGGCACATGCGCCCCCCTCGCTCAAATCGAGAGGCTTTAACCTTTAGTTAATCTTTTGGGTAGTTGGGCAGTTTGGGTAGTGGTTTTGAAGTCGCTAAACTACCGCACTCATATACTACTCATTAGCCTATAGTAACAAATATCTAATGGAGTGTTTCTAGTAGGTATTACCTAAATAGCCTAAGACACTAGAAAAAGCCCTGCAATTCTAGTGGTTTAGCCCCGCGCTAATATTGACCGCCAATCTGACCTAAAAAAGTACCTAAAAGACCCATCTTTTTCTTCCTCTGCCTTATTGTTGCCACAATTAGTCTGTAAAAGATTGTCTAGCGTCACCTGGCGCAGACTTTTTGGGTAGTGCGACTACCCAAAGTCATCCGGTCTTGTATAGAAACAGAAAGGGAACATGTAATGGAATATCAAGCAGAATGGACCGATACCTTTGGTGGAGAAGCCAATTATTCGTGGGTGAAGCGCGCTACTATCGAAGCGCCAAGCGACGTATCTGATCTCGCGCTAGTGCGTCGCGCCAAGCGCGAGCTAGGTATATCGGGCGTGAGAGGCCGTACCTATTGCCATGGCGATATGATCGAGTTTCGCCCTTATCGTATGTGCTGCGTGATGTTCGTGATCGCGTCATGACCGCGCGCGACTCCGCCCTAATCTGCGCTTTTTTTGTGGCGCTGCTACTTTGTCTTTTAGTCTTTTGATCCTCGGGAGGGATATCAACATGGTAAAGACCATCATCCGCAGCGTTCGGCAAGATGCGCTTGAACCGCAAAAGCCTGTTTTCGTGTTTTACTTCGCCGACGAACCGCAATACGCCGCGAACGATAAACGCGGCAGACTGGCGCATTTGTTGAAATGCTACCGCGCGGCGCCAGAGCGATATTTAGTCCGCAAGCTTGGGGTCCACGCATACGAGATCACCATGCGCGGGGCTAACTCCGTCGCGCGCATAGAAGCACGGGGTTAGCTTTGGCGATGGCAGGGTAAGCCTGCCATCTTCTAAGCCAATCCTGGCTTTATTGAGAGGAACCCCATGACTGATACATACCTTGATCCCGATGATGCCGCGCTGTTGGAAGCCGTGCTTCAACGCCCCGCATTGTTGGCGCGCCTTGCAGCGCTGGCACCCAAGCCCGCGCCAGCACCTAAGCGCGCCAGCAAGGCGCAAGCCTTGGGTGATACGCCAAAGCAACGCGCGGCATGGTTGCGCTTGTCGCCAGAGCGGCAAGCTTTCGTTTCTGCTACGGACGCTTGGCACAAGGGCTGGCTGCAATGGCGCCATTTTGGCGGCGTTGATCCTGGCCCATACCCTGTGGATACAACCTCGCCGGAAGCCATGGCGCAAGCGGCGCGCGATGCTGAGTATGAAGCCCGCGTGACCGAGTTTGAGCGTGTCCTGAATGATCGGTGGGGCGGGAGCAGTGCCGCGCGGGAGGTTGCGCTAAAGAAAAGCGCCAGCATCATGCGGTCCCGGTATAAAACCGACGCTGAACATGCAGCGGCGGTTCAGG